TTTGATAGAAGCGTAGGAGCTGGAGGAGGAACTGCATATATAAATGGTGCAGCAATAACCCCAGGTGCAACATTTTTCAATACCACCACTACAGATAGTGCAGATTTTGATGCACCTTTGCAGTATGGGAGAGTAAATGCTGGTACAGGGTATGCTTACACATCAAGCGGCCATGCAGTAGCTGATTTAAGATTTTATAGAAAAGCATTTACTGCGGATGAAATAACAGCACTATATAATGAATCTATTATAAAAAGAGCCAATGCGGTATCTAATGAAGTAAAGGCGACAATAGGTAATATGTGGACATTTGGAGATACTAAAGGCGATGTTACTACAAAAGTACCTGGAGTTTTTAACGACATAAATCAAGCTTTAGATAATGACCGTAATGCAGTTAATAATTATTCAGACCAAATAAATAATAGCAGAAATTCAGTTGGTGAACTTGTGGCTAATGGAGATTTTTCATCAGCTTTAGATAGTAGTGAATGGACAGTTACAGTTCAAACAGGTTCAGGTGCATGGAGTGTTGCAAGCGGTTCATGTTTTACGACTTTAGATGGAAGTATTCTTAATAGTGTTGCTAATAATGCTGTTATTGGGGGTCTATATTCAATAAAATTTCAATTTGCCCCTACAATAGATGTAGGAGGCTCTGCAAATTTAAAAGTTTATTTTGGAGGTGTAAGTAGTGATAATTTAGTTGCTACTTTAACTTCATCTGGTACATATGAATATACTGTGCGAGCTTTTGGCACAACTCCAAATGTGTCTTTTGAAGCTGATATAACTAATAGCGGTGGTACAAATTCAATGCGAGTGCTTAATGTAAGTGTAACTAGAATACATCATAATGGATTTATTACTCATAACGTTGAACTAGATGATTTAAAAAAACAAGACATATCAAATAACCCAAACAGGAGATTAGATGGGTAAAAAAGATTATACATATTTTATCATACATCAAGATAATTTAACTGGTGAACAATTTTTGAATTCAAAGCTATCTATTTTAGGTAATGCTAGAAAAAGCAGCAATAATAATGTTTTAATATATACTGATGACCCATCTAACTCTTGTTTTTCTGGTTTGACAGGGTATACATACTCTGAAATATTAGTTCAAATGCAGGAAGAAGAATGGAGTCCAAATACACCACCAGGATTTTCAGAATGAAAGCAATGAAAAACATAATATCAAAAACTTTAAAAAAAGTAAATCTTTACAGCGAAGATGCTGTTGATCTAATTTATGAAACTGGTAATGCTGAGTCTCACTACATGGCTTTAGAACAGTATGGAGGAGGTCCAGCACTTGGATATTTTCAATGTGAGCCTGCCACCATGAACGATTGTATTGAGAACTACATTAATTATAGACCTGAGCTCAAAGAAAGTTTATTATCTTTAGGTTTTTTAGAAGATGATGCAGAGTATAGTTTACAAACTAATATAGCAGTTCAAATCTTTTTTTGTAGAATAAAGTATAGAAGAGATAAAGACCCAATACCAAATAATCTTACAGAAAGAGCTGCATATTGGAAAAAAGTTTATAATACTAACGCTGGAAAAGGTACTGTACAGCATTACATAAAAGCAAATCAACCATAATGTTTCAAAGTATAAAGCCCATATTAGCAGGAACTAGCGGAGTAACTATAACATGGATTGAATGGTTACCTGTTGTTGTAAGAGTCTTAGTAGGGCTAGCTACTTTTATTTACATATGTGTTAAAATATATAAAGAACTTAAAAATTAATATGGCTGCTAACAACTTTGTCAAAAGAGCAATTGTTACCCCTGATAAACATTTTCCCCTACACGATAAACAAGCGATTAATATAGTATGCCAAGCAATAGAAATTGTAAAGCCTGATATTTATATTGATTTAGGAGATACAGGAGAATGGGAACATTTCAGCACACATTACTGGAAAGGTAGAAATGCAAAGCCAATGGAAGACTTGATACCATTGCTAGATTACGATGTTGACATGGTCAATAAAGGCATGGATCAAATAGATGCATCTTTAGATAAAGCTGGTGTAAAAGAAAGACATTTTGTCCAAGGCAATCATGAAGTGTGGCTTGATAAATTTGTTACTAGATACCCCTATCTTCATAAATATGTAACACCTAGAGCATTAAAGCTCAAAGATAGAGGATACAAATACCATCCATACAATAAAAAGAAAGGTTTAAAAATAGGTAAATTAAATTTTACACATGGTAAATATACTTCTAAATATCATTCATATAAACATCTTGATGTCTTTGGTGAAAGCATTATGTATGGACATACACACGATTTACAGAGGCATACAAAAACATTTGCAGGCGGCACAATAAGTGCTTGGAGTTTAGGCTGCTTAAAAGATATAGAAAAAGATGAGGATTGGCTTGGAGGTAGACTCACTAACTGGAACCACGCTTTTGCTATTGTAGATTGGTTTAAAGGTGGTAACTTTTGTGTAGAAATTATAGAAATATACAAAGGAATTACAAGCCTTTGGGGTCAAACAATTAAAGGATAATCATGGCAAAAGTTAAAGGTATAGATATATCTAAGTTCACAAAAAGACAAATAGCTGCAATGAAAAAACATGCAAAACATCACACTGTAAAGCATATGAAGTCTATGGTTAACATGATGAAACGCGGCAAAACATTTACTGTTGCACACAAAGCTGCAATGAAAAAAGTTGGCAAGTAATGGACATAGCTGTTTTACTTTCCGAATATGGCATACCAGTCGTGGTTGCAACATGTTTCGGTTTTTTTATATGGAAGCAAAATAAATTTATTCAAGATGAACTCATGGAAGAGCTTGATGAAAGATTTAAAAGATTAGAAGCTATAGTAATAAAACTTATTGATCAACAAAAAAAGATGCAGATTGAACAAAAAGGTATTGAAAAAAGTTACAAAGCTCTCGTAGAAATTATTGCAGCTCTTTCAAAAGACGGATTAAAACATAAATTTTTAAGTATGATTAAAAGTAACCAGGAGAAACTATGAAACTAGCACTAAAAGCTTTAAGTAAATTGTTAAGCTCTATCATTACACCAGAGATGAAGAAGCAAGTTTTTTTATACTGTGGTGATAAGTTGGTGGCTTCAACAAAAAACAAACTTGACGATAAGCTTTGGGAACAAGTAAAGAAGAAGTTCTAATTAAGATAGTATCGCAATCCCAAATAAAAGTATGTGGCCATCTGCTAGATGTTGTTTTAGTGGATGGCTTATACAATCACGAAGGTCATCATGCATGGGGTAGGTTTAACTGTGAGCTGCAGCGTATTGAATTAGAATATAACCAACCTGTCAGCAAACTCGGTGAAACTTTGATACATGAAATACTGCATGCAATAGAATCAAGTATCGACTTAGATTTAGATGAATTAAAAATACAAGTCCTAGCCAACTCACTGAATCAATTAGGATTCGGCAATCACTTACTAAATAAAGTAGATTTAGCTATAAATCTAGATTAGATAGCATGTCGTAGCATTTTTTAGCTGCTCTTCTATCTCTATGATTTCTAAGAATATCTAAAACTTGCATAGACATTTTTAGATTTTTTCTATATAAAAGAACTGTTTCAGCTAACATCATATTTTCTTTTTTTAACTGTTTTATTATAGCATTTTCCATAACAAGTCCTCATCTTTGTTGATGTCCAGTAACCTTCTGGAACTAATACTGTTATTGTTCTTTCTTTCGACATTTGCATTTTTGTTGTTTAATCTTTTCAATATCTTCTAGAGCTACTGCATGATTGTTTTTCCAGTATTCTATTTCTTGATATGCTTTTGCAAGCATTGATTCTAAATTTTTTACTATAGGGTCTTTAGGTAGCATAATCAAATATATCCTTTATGGGAAGTAAAACTATTTCACTTAAATTAGAGTCTCCAGCTTTAAGTTTTTTAGCTTTACCCTGTATTAGAAGTCTTTTCACAGTTAGTTTTAATTTATCTACTGGAAAGAAAAATCCACCAACTATCTCATCGTTGATTGCCAGTAAATGTATCCAAGTATCTGCATCTGTTGCAGCTAATCCAGAGGGTTTATCTCTGTATTTAACTTCAATACAAATATTTCCAGTCTTGAGCCATTTATCTCTTTCAGTTTTTACCTCAACATTGCCTTTACAATTTAGCATTTTTTGTACTTTGTCCTCAAAAAGCAAACCAAACTTTAGGTCTAGATCAAAATTCTTACTCACCAATCACCTCCCAGTTATAACAATAATGTGCTAGTAGTACTGCATCTGAAGTAATTAAAGTTATTTTTTCTTCAGGGTGCAAGCTTTGAGCAGCATCTTTTAATTCATGCTTTCTTTCTTTTTTAATTTTAGATAAAGGTTGATAGGCTTTCATCCATTGTTTTGGATTAGCAAAGATGTATGGTAAACTAAAAGCTTCTAGTATTCCTATCCATGTTCCAAAGTTTTGACCGAATGAAAATGTAGAGACTACGCCTTGACCAGGAAAAGAGTGGACCTTTTCAATGACAATATAAACATCATCGTACTCATACTTTCTGATTATGTTTGCCATTTCTTGTTCTGACTTTGGGCATCTATGTGTTACAAGATTCAAAGAACTATCTAGTATTGCAACACCACCATTTTTACCTGGATCAATGCCGATATAATATGTGTTAGCCATTGTTCTTCATAATTACAATTCGTTCTGCTGCAAAGTTGCAGTCCCAATCTTTCGACTGAGCAAAGCTATAAACAAATTTAGGGGCAGATTTTATAGGCAGTGAGGCAGGCATCTTATTTCCTGCAGGACATTCACACTTGCCAATTATCTTGCTATAATACATTGCACCCTCTGATTCAAAATTTAAACTATATAGTTCAATGTTCCCACAAAAAACTGACTTGATAGCACCGCTACCACCACAAAAGTCACAATCATACCTTTCATCATTAACAGAAACGTCCCTAGAAGCCTTTATTTTGCGATATGAGGCCAAAATATCTCTCCACTTAGGTAAGGTATCGGATGCCATAGAAAGTTCCTTACAGGCTAAATTTAGTATCCTTTCATCGCAGTCCCAAAGTCGCTCAACATAGTGCTCTACCAAAGCTTTGTTCTTGTATGGGTCACGATTGAAGTCTAAAAAGAAGTCTGTTACTATCTTTAATCTATCTGGCATTGAACCTCCCTTTCATTTTTTCCATCCAACTATCTCTCTCGTTGTTATAGTTACCCTCTAAAACTTTTTGCATGTTGTTTATATTGATTGCCCAATCAAATGAGCATTTCCAAGAGTCACTTCTACCACTCAAGAAATCTGATGACTTAATCTTTTGAAAGTATTCTACAAAGTAGTCTTTTTTAGGATTCTCTTCCCATCTCTTTCTAGTGTGTGAAAGTCTCTTACCTTTGATCGATATGATGCTAGGTACACTTTCACTTTCAAATGTATTATTCCATGTTTCAATGAACCAATCCACAGGTATATTAATTTTATTATTATTTTTAATATTATATACATTATTATATATACCTCCATTTTTTAATGGATAGGTATCCATTTTTTTATGGATAGGTGTCAATTTAATTATGGATAGGTATCTCTTATTGTTTTCAGACTTGTCGATATCAACACTAATATACCCAAGAGACTGAAGATTAGATACCCAGGTAGATACTGTTTTTTTGTTAACTCCATACAAACTAGCAAAATATCTGTTTTCTGCCCAGCACCTACCTGTCTTATTGCATAGACTAGTTATCTCACCATAGAGTAATTTCTCACTGGCTTTTAGTCTATTATCGTATCTAACTTCTGAAGGTATAATAGCGTAATAACTAGGTCGCACTATTTGCCTTCATCTGTTGTAAGGAAGAGGTCTTTTTGTTTTTAAGCTGATCAATCTTGTCACTTGCATCACTGGATGTTGGATTACTATCTAGCCAAACATCTAGCTTTAGTTTTTGAGATGCATTGTAATCTTTTGTCAGCTCTCTAATTAGTATCAATTGACTGTCTGTGATACCTTTAGGTTTGTCAATATCTTTATACTTAGACTCCTCTGGAATATCTTCTCCATTGTAGATATACAGACCCAATCCATGTAAACTAATCACCTTTGCCAAGCATCTTTGTATTGATGTGTTGACATGTGTACCATTTGGTTCTTTTACTGTATTGTATCTGTGGTCCCAGACAGGCATGATTTGTGTTCTGTCGATACCATTTACTGTCAGTGTTATCTTGACGTAGCATCCAGATTCTGTTCTCATGTACGGTCTTACGTTGCCATCGTTGTCAGTATACTCATGTATTACCCAAGTTGCATCAGGGCAAACTTTGAGCAGCTCTGTAACTGCATTGCTCCAAGAAAGATAATTGTAGCCACCTTTCTTCTCAATGTATGCACCTACATCTATCTTATTTAATGTACTAAATACATCTTTTTTCATGGTTTTACTTTCCCTCCATACTTGTTTTCGCATTCTCTCCAGTATGCACAGAATCTTTTAGAGCACATCATATTGTTTCTATTAGGTATAAATACTTCTTTCTTTACACCGTTAGCAACTGTCTCCATCAATTGAAGTACATACTGTCTGTCTTGTTTGTTAGGCTTCCACCTAGCTTGTTGTATCTTAGGCTTTTTAGTTTTGATTAGATAGTCTAACCCCAAACCTGTTGCCTGAGAAGATTCGTTTACCTCGTATCCAATATCATACATAGTTAGTTGTAACCTATGGTCGTGAGGTATTAATAATTTTTCTGTAACTTTACTGACTGATATTGATCTACCTGCAGTCTTGTTATCAATAATTACACCGTCATCAGTAATCACATCTGCATATTGCAGCACATTAAAATCAAAGTCATTGAACTCTATAGGTAGCTTTTGCTGCACTGCTTTGGGTTGTATAGTTTTTGCAACGGTATTGCTCCACTCACCAACACTATTTATACCAATCTCTCTCAAATCTTTTGGTTTATCTACAGAATGAAACTCTGTATTATCTTTGTTGGCATCCCATTCTGTAACAAATGCATCTTTCACATCGTCTTCTGATAAATTCTTTTTACTGTCAATTTTCTGCTCCATGTCTACATTGATAGCTTCATCAACAGATTTACCATAGAGCAAAGCAATTCCTGGTGGCTTCGCTCCTATGGTTTTTCTGAACATAAACTGTGCAGAGCACTTTATGTATTGAGTAATAGAAGAAGGACTAAGGTGTGGCTTAATCGTTTTTCTTGTATTCTTCATTTACTACCCCAGAGATGTACTGTTTACCGTTTTTTTCGTTCGTCCATCCCACGATAGGCAACTTTGAGCCATTGCCCTCATTCAAATAACCTTTAAAGTCTGGTGCATTGTCACTAGATTTAGGACTATCTGCAAAAAATAATACAAACTTATCTCCAGGTTTTATAGTTAGCTTATCTGACATTTTTTTTTCTCCTTTTTGTTGATCAAATTCTTTCTTACGATTATCAAATAAAAGTTTTAGTTCCTCATAATTTAAAGACTTCATTCTTTACCTAGTTCGTAAACTACTACAACGTATTGTAGTCCATTAGATTTAAATTCTAAAGTTGTTGTTTCTCCAAACTTAACTTTGACTTTAGTCTCTTTTTCAATCTTATAATATTTTTTTATATCTTCTAAAGCATTTGAAATTGAATTCATGTTATCTCCTTTAAGTTATAGTGACTCCTGCAACTTCCAGCCAGGCAATGAATGGTGTTATTAAATACATTCCATAAGGAATACGAGTAAAAAAGGTTGTAAGCATCAGAGTACTTACAGGAGTTTTTATACTGTCACTAAATTTTATTAGGGGCAAGTTTAGCATATCTCGTTTCTTCTTAAAAAACAAAATCTCACCCCTAATTTTTGGCAGAAGGCTATGGCAATAGCAACTGTGGAGTGACCCCCTGCCATTAAATATTTTTCAATTCATTGGTAACTCCTAGGCAAGACTCCCTCAATACAAATCTCTCCATAATGCCCAGGGTTCGTAATTTTTTAATCAATTTTTCAAAGTCATGTTTAGACTTGATTGGTGAATCTGTGTCTTGGAATGCATCATAAAGCTCTGCTTCCCACACTTTTAAAGATGATATATTAACTCTATCAATAACTGTATCTCTGCAAGCATAAAATACCATTTTCTTTTCATCTTTTTCTAATCTTAGATTACTCATTAAGTTTCGAGCAGCCTCTGCTTTCATCTTAGGAAAGCTTTCACATGCCATAACACAACCTGCATGAACAGTTTTGTAGAAACTTTTATAATAATTGATAGTATTATCGTTGATTCTTATTGTAGTGTTTTTTTTCATTACATTCCTCCATATAAATGCTACACAATTTATCACTATTTTTTAACATCATCAACCTTTTTTTTCTTTTTGTTGACATATTTTTCAAACTCTTTTCTATCTTTTTTGAATTCAATGTACTCTGCAAGAGTTACTATTGTGGAATCTAGCTGGCTTTTGATTCCTTTTAAGTAATATATTATCTCTTTTTGTCTCTGTTCGAGAACTGAAATCCTTGATGGTTTTTTCTTTGTCATCGGTTCCTCACTTCGTTTAGGTTGCTGATCAATTGTATAAGTAATACAAGTAATACAAATATCTTGAATACAAAGGGTATAAAAGATACAATATAAAATATAAAATTAAAAATACTTTCTACCATTATTTGACGTATTGGTGAAGCCAATCATCTAATCCATCTTCTGCAGATGATATAGCTCTTTTTCTCAATATTTCTACTGCTGTGTTTTTACCTATAAGATTATCTTTGCAAAACCTATCAAAGACATCATTAGGTATTTCTGTTGTATATTTTATCATAATTCTTTTCATTCTTCCTCCTCTGTTTCTTTTATAAATTTTAAATCAATTAGTTGACCATCTGTTGTTGGGAATGTCCAATCGATGTGTGTTTTTCTTTCGTACAATATATCCCAAAATGATTCAATATCGCATTCACTTATAGGTATTTCAATCTGTTTGTTTTTTACAGACATACACTCTCCTTTCTTTATGAGGTTGAGAGCCTCACATATTCCTTCGCCTATATATAGGGCTTGTTTCTAGAAAACAGAGGCATACAGGACTTACAGGACCAGTTATTGGCTCTCATTACCCCTCGCTCACTTGCTTATAATTTAACTACCTTGGTCCCAACCACACTTTCTACAGAACTGATAGATGAATTTAACTATCTCTCCGTATTGATCAGCATAGCCAGTACCAACTACTTGTCCATCACAATCTTCACATGGACATTGTGTTTGAAACTCTACTTCATGATACATAATCCTCCCATTGGTCATGATGGCAAGCATACCGCTGTGTTGCACAAGCATAACAGTTTAGTTTGTCGTTAAGTAATTGTAATTCAACTTTTTGTAATACTTTTTTGCACAATTGACTTGGGACTTTACTTCTTTCGTAATTGTTCTTGAGACCCTGTGTGCCTGTTCTACTACCTCTGGGTGCACGTTCGTGGTGACAATCTGGATTACCATTCTTACACGTCTTGGTAGTCCAGTTGAAGTTAGTCCACAAGTCTGTTGGTTTTGCTCTTGTATCTCCATACTGACAGTACCAGGCAGTTTGTAAATATTTGTTATCAAATACCCCCAACTTCCTAAGCACACCTCTTGGATTCTCTACAAGGAACAGTAACCCTGGATTCAATGTCTTGTAATACTCAATGATGTCAGCAGTTTTCTGTGCAATACGGATGCCGACTTCTGCTTCTTTTGTTTTTGGCTTGTAAGCACGATGCCCACCAGTCCAATGATGTCCGATACTAGCTACGCTAAAAGTATAGCAAGGTACACTCGCCCAAATGAATTCAGGTACATAAGGTACTTTGCTTGGATTGAAATCAAATATATCACACACTTGGTCAATCTTATCGAATGGATTGATGTCTGTAGTATATGTATCATGACCATGCTCCTCTGCTATCTTGCTAAAGCTACGCGAACCTGCAAATAGTTCTAATGTTTTCATCTTACTCCTTTATTTGTACTAATGATTTACTTACTCTCCAGCCACCTAAGTTAGTTTTGATTGAATAGGTCTTTGGATTTATCTTTGTTATCTTGCCCATTATCCTACTACCATTACCACCTTTATCGAAATAAACTTCGGTGCCAACTTTGAAAAACTTAGTACGAGCCCACAAAATTTCATCTTGAACTTCTTTTAGGTCACCATAACTTAAACCATTTATAGCAACTTTTATATCAGTTACATCTATCTTAGCCATATTTTTTACTCCTGTTTTGTTTTAGTATTTTATCACCTTCAGTATTTGATCAGCATAAGCCCATCTGCAAGTACCATCTGGCTGTGCATCATAATCAAACACCATTGAACCTTTTTTTATACCAATAGAACAAACTTGAACTATTTCTTTTTGGTCTGTCCAATCTTTTACAACAACAATGCTACCTTCTTTTATCATAGTCATATTTTACTCCCTAGCTTATCCAGCACTTTTAAACATTCAATTGCATCATCTACTGCTATCTCTAATTCATCTTGTTCATAGTCTCTAGCACCAGATTCAATCAACTCATCCATAGTTTCATCATCTATTAGGAATAATCCAGAGCCAATATTCTCTCTCACTTCTGACAAACATTTGATAATATGTTGTAATTTAGTCATAGTACTGGTAGCGTATCAGTATCACCTACTGCAAGTGCCCCTCCATCATTACCTTCATCATCTCGCATTGGGAATATCCACTTTCTAGCTTTACCTTTTGCTAGTCTCATTGCAATGGGTTTTGAATGCCATGCCATTTCTTTTATCTCTTCTTCATTGAGATATCTAACTGCTTCTATCTTCCAACCAGCCAAATGATACTCTGCTTCTTCATTCCAATACAGAGTTCTGAACTTCTCATCCAGTAAGCTTCCAGTTGTTTTAGTTATTCTTGTCTTGGTTTTTGCCATACACGTCTCCTTTATTTACCAATTCCGTTTTATTGTTACAAGTATAACAATATATCATTTCAATACAATCATTTAGAACTTCTTGTCTTTTGTAGTTTTCTGATTCGCCACAATTATAACAATAGTTTGGATTTGTATCTTTAAACATTATTTTATCATAAATCATATTGGTCTCCGTTTTCTAGAATCCAAATGCTTCATTCAATTTTTGAGCTTCTTTTTGTTTTGATGTAAGCTCTATTGTTTCCCAATTCCCATCTTCATTCTTTGCAGATACTATATTCCAAGCATATATCGAGCCAAGTTCATCATACAATCCAATCTCACTTCCATTTGTTTTAATGAGCCTTGTATTGCCTTTTTTATTATCTTCCATAGTACCACTTACAACAACACCTAGTTGATTAGTTTTAATAGGTGTACCTTTTTTTATGTTATTCGTTAACATGGTGTCTCCTTTTTTTTTACACTTCTACCACAAATCCATCTTTGATACCTTGCTCTAGTTCTGCTTTACTACCTTTGAACTTGAGTCCTACAATCACATTGTCTCCACACTCTGTACGTTCATCAATCCTCACGTCTGTCTCATCACCATTGATTACTTGTTTACCCTCCCACATCTTCGGCAGTTTGTTGAATACTACTGCAACATTCATACCTCTCTCATGTAGTGCAAAGTTGGTGTACATCTGATTACCATAGTGCGAGTATGTCAATTGATAATTACTCGGCACCTTTCTATTATGAATCTTCGTGTAGTCATAGAACGTGACATCTGGAAAATTCTCTATAATCCCCTGTTTCTCCCACAGTATATCTGAGTATGCATTGAGTCTGAATGTAGGCTTGAAGCCTAGTTTCTCGGCTCGTACGATACCTTTGGATATCTCCTTGGATAATATGTCCAAGAATTTTGATCTGTCCTCGTGGAATAACTTTGTCTTACGTACTCTAGCTTCCATCACTTTTGGAAACCTTTGTGCGAATCCATTGTAACCCACACAAACAGACGAACAAGTGCTTTTCTTGGTCGAATCTTCACCCATTTGTATTCTGTTTGCCATAGGACATACATTGTATCCTGATATATCTGAGTGAGCCAAAGCTAAGCTATAAGTATAGTAACCTTTTTTTAAGTTCTTTTTTATCTTATAGTTAACTTTAGGGTCACTTATTAACTTCATACGCGTCTCCTTTATCTTATCATAAACCCTTCAAAGTCTGAAACCATCCATTGACAATCAGATGGACGGAATCCTTTTTGAATTAAGAATTCTTCATCATCTTTAGTATTAGATGGATATTCTAATGCAACAACATTACCATTTAGAAAGTCTAGTATAGTTATTATCTTCATAAGTGTCTCCTGTTTTATAATTCTGTAGGCTCTATGTTTCAAGAGCCTGTAGAGATATGCTATTAGTGAGCAAATAGGATGTAGTGACGTATCGATTGATACCTACACCATAGAAATAAATTTTATAAATATGATATAAAAATAAGTATAATTGTAATATATGGGATGACTGTCAAAAAGATAAATTCTAATAAATCTTCGTTCATAGTATACCGTCCTTTATTGTGTTCTGTCTTAGTGTATTGTAAAACAAAACCTTACCGTAAGTAAATCGTTGCGGAATCGCTACTACTCCACGTACCATAGGCACGCGTTTTCGTCCTCGCAAAAGGGGTTTTTCTCCCCTAATGGACGGGTATTTCAACCCGTATTATGCCCCGTATCTGTTTCGGTATGGCGTAAAGCTTCTCTTCGGGGATGATGGTCCCCAATTCAGCAGGTCATTATCCTACCCACCGTGGGCATACATGGTAATCCACAGAGAGAGTCTCATATGTGAGGGTCCGTCCTAACACCGCAAAAATGCTGTCGTGCTTACGTTCGGTCTCGTACTCCGTTCCCAGCTGTAGGGTCCCTATGGGTAAGGACTTTCAATACTCGAGACGTACTCTTCCTGCGTATTTCATGGGTCTCCCCTACCAACTCCGCGTATCGCTACACTTCGTCTCTTTAGCCAGTCTAATTCTCGCCCTCGGAAGGGCAAGCACCTGTACTCTCTAGGGTCATACTCTTACAGTACTTCCTATATTTTCGCAGGCTCTGCTGTCCTGCTGTGGATGTCTCGTTGCTACTGCGACTGCCACTGCCAAAGCTTAAGCATGGATTTTTGCAAAATGTCAGTTTCTCGACGAGAAAAAAGGTCTTGACAAGCTAAAACGAGGTCCTGGCTCTCCTACGCGTACGAATCCGTGTTTCCGCGGATATCAGGTACACGTGCACACGCGTTCGTGAGCTCAACGAGAATTGCAATGTCGGTCGGCATGCACACGGGGGTACTATATATATACCTACCCCCTACAGATTTTTTACGCTATTTTTAGGTTTTGCCCTCAGAGGAGTGGGGAGCCACAGGTAATGATTGAGAGAAGTATGGAGGCAGCTCCCCTTTATATGCGAAGTAAGAGTTATCTTAATATAATACAGGGTTTTATTAAATAAAAAGGTTTTGTATATTATTTTATGATTACTAGGTGCAGAAACAAGATTTTTCATGTATATAGTGTAGAAGATGCCAAGAAACACAACATAGTGTATAGTGATAAGTGGCGAGTCGCAAAAAAAGATGAATGGGTTTTGACTTCTGATAACAAAGTATTGCAAGTATTGAATGTTAGGCAAGAAAACAAAAAAGATAGAAAAAAGCCTGTAGTTTATATCCGTACTGGATTTGGCGAGACACCGACTTATAAAAGTAATTTATATGCAAGAAAGTATCCTGACCCTATTAATGATGCAGGTTTTATGTATGAAGTAACTAGAGATGTAAAGCCTACTGTATTACAAAAGCGTTTTATTGATGCTTTGAGGTTTAATGGAGAGATTGATCAGAATGGAATGTGGACAAATGAAAGTATAATCAACGCGTATCAGTCTGTTTACTCAGATAACAACCCAACAAACTCATTGAAGCGTGCAAATATTATTTTAAAAAAAAAGAGGGTACAAGAACATATGAGCGAGCTAATGAAAGACAAACTAATGTCAAAAGGTTTGAATGATGATTATGTTGCTGAAAACTTAAAAAAGTTTGTAGAAGATAAGAAGATTAGTCCTAATGTAAGATTAAATGCTTTAAATCGCGTAAGTACACTTTTAGGACACGATGAAAAGAAAGTTGAGCAACTTGAAGGCGTTACTACCATTGCAATATCTGAAGGCGATAAAAAGATGCTAGCTGAGTTTAGAAAGCAACTATCTGATAAAGAACTTGAAAATATTATTAAATTTGGAGATATTAATGGAAACAATAAAAACAATAATGCCGATAATAAAAGAAGAATCAATAACCCTAGACCTAGCGACAAAAGTAGTAACAGTAGGAAAAAACAAGTATATAGTAGAAAAGGGAGTGATGAATTTACTACAAGCACTAATAAGTGAGAATGCAGTAATGAAAGACTTCATTGAATATACAAAAGGTATTGATACAGACATTGAAGCATGAACAATAAAGAAAAAAAAGAATTATTGAAACGGATGTACATCGATCCGTTCTTTTTTGCAAAATTTATTTTTGGCGACAAGAATTATCCTATGAACTATCATGTTAGGGATAAGTCGCCAGACTTTCACAAAGAAATATTTAATAACCTACTACACCTTAGCTCAGGCGAAAAAATCGCTATCATAGCACCTCGTGGTCACGCGAAGTCAACTTTATGCTCCCTTATATACCCACTTCATCGTATCTTGTTTGGGGAAGAGCGTTTTATTTTATTAATATCAGAATCTGAAATGCAGTCAAAGTATTTGCTTGAAAGCATTGGCGATGAGATAGAATACAATGAAAAGCTGCAATATTTTTTTGGTAATCGCATTGGCGATGTCTGGGGTAAAGAAGAAAAAGAAGTTATTACAGGTTTTAATCAAGATGGTAGCCCTACAGGTGTTTGCAAGATTATGGTTCGTGGTACAGGGCAAAAAGTTAGAGGATTAAAGTTTGGAGCCTACAGACCAACACTAACTATTATAGATGATGGAGAAGGTGATGGTAATGCTGCAACAATATCACAAAGAGATAAATTTAGAAGATGGATTGATACAGCTGTTGTTCCTGGCTCTGATGATGGTAAGATTGTTTTTGTGGGTACAATTATAGATGAAGATGCATACTTGAATAAAATAGCTGGCTCAAAAGCTTTTGATAAAAATGGTAATAGAATAGTAAAAGGTTGGAAGTCTTTATTTTATCAAGCTATATTACAAGAAGTTGAAAATAAACAATATGTTTCATCAGGTAAAGAAAAAATTAAAGATGGCGAGCCAGAAGTATTATGGCCTGAACGAAGACCATATAAGTGGCTCTTGGGTAAAAAAGAAGAAGCTAGGTCCAAAGGTGACATCGCATACTTCTTTCAGGAATACCAGAATATACCAATGGATGATTCCTTTCGAGTCTTCAAGCGTGACGATATCCAGTATTATAAAGGCGAGTACGTTCATAGAGGTGGCATTGACTTTTTACAAATCCAAGAACACGAAGAAACCTACGAAGTACCTATAAATGTTTTTTTAGGTGTTGACCCTGCATCTTCAGAAAATGTAAAAGCAAACTACACAGTTGTAATGGTAATTGGTGTAGATGCTGATAATAATATTTATGTACTAGATTATTTTAGAGGTCAAGTAGCTCCAATGGATGGTGCTGAAAAAATATTAGAGTTAGCTGACTACTATCATCCAAAGTTTGTAAACATAGAAGAAACTGGTCATGTTATGCTAGCAGATTATTTATTTAGAAAATCTAAAGAGACAGGTAGATTTTTACACATCAATACTAAAAAAGCAATACAAAAGAAATTTTATAGAATAAAACAAATGCAGCCTATGTTTGCCTCTAAGTCCGTTTTTTTAAAACATGACCAAGATGAGCTAGAGCAAGAGTTATTAGGTTTTAAAGAGCATGGAACGTCTACAAAAGATACATTAGATGCATTAAGATGGGCAATGGATGACATTTATGCACCACAAATAGACATTGATCAGAACGGAGAATGGGCACAAGAAAGACAAATAATAGGTCAAGATTGGGAAACTGGAGAGATATATTATGCATAGATTGCAGATTATCGTTGCACTTGACAATAAAATTTGATTAAAATAGGGCTAGAAATATGTTAAAAATAGAAGAATTAGATTTACCAGAAATAGATGCGGCAGATGTTCGTGACGAATATATTCGTTATGAATCAGACTCATCTGATTTCAGATTTCAAATGTCTGAAGATGAAGATTTTTATTTAGGCAAACAACTTACTGAAGCACAAAAAGATTATTTACATAGCGTAGGTCAGCCAGCAGAATCAAATAATAAAATTAGACCAGCAGTAGAGCAAGTACTTTCTAATATAGCAAGTGCTAAACCTGAATGGGATATTGAACCAATAGGTGAGATGGATGGTAAGCTGGCAAAAATATATAATCAAATAATAGATAAAGTCTGGCGAGATTCAGATGGTGATGTTCAGTTTAGAAAATGCTGCAAAGATTTTTTAGTCAAGGGTGTTGGGTATATGTATGTATATCCAGACTATCAAGCAGAAGGTGGGTTAGGAGCTGTTCGTTGTAAAAATATAAAACCTGAATCTGTTTTTGTAGACCCTAACTCTTGTGAGCCTGATTTTTCTGATGCATCAAGTATTATTATATCTGACCTACATACAAAAGAATCTTTAAAAATTTCTTTTCCAGATTTTGCAGATGAGATAGATGATGCCGAAGAAGATTACTATACAAATGAAACTGCATCTGGTAATTATAATAGAGATGGTATAGAAGTCAAAGGAGATATATCTGATGACTCTCAACCTAAATCTAGAAAGTATGTAAGGTTTGCAAAAGTTTCTGTACCAAAAGCTTTGATTACAGAAGTTATGTCAGGCAAATATCAAGTATACAATAAAGAAGGATATCAAGCTTTATCTTCAGATGACAGGTATCAAAAATTAATTGAGTCAGGTGCAATAACAGAAACTGTTATATATGAAACTTTAATACGCGAAACATTTTGCATAGGTGATAAAGTATATTATGATGAAGTTCATCCAATAAAAGATTATCCTATTGTCCCTGCATGCAATGAACACACAGGCACGCCTTACCCAGCAAGTGATGTTAGGCATGCAAAAAGTCCACAAAGAATGTTAAATAGAACAGAAGCATTAATAATTGCACATACAAATGCAACAACAAATTTTAAACTTGTAGTTGAAGATGGAGCTATAGATCCAGGCGAGCTGCAAAAGTGGAACATACCTAACTCTGTAATTAGGGCAAACCCTGGTGCACTAAGAGAAGGTAAAGTAAAAGAATTTACACCGCCAGCTGTATCGTCACAACTATTTAGAGAAAAACAAAGATATGAACTAGATATTGAACAAGTATTTGGTGCATATAAATACTTACAAGGTTTTGCTACTGAATCTCCAGGAACTGTTGGTGAAGCACAAATAGTTGAAGAAGCAGTATCAAGAAAACAAAACTGGAAAGTATTGCCAATATATGACATGTTAACTAAGGCTGGTCGCATAGCTGTACAATGGTTGCCATATGTATACAACCAAGAAAGAGTTATGAGGCTAGTAGATGACTATGGTCAATATAGCGAAGTCATGATTAACCAAGCTTTAATAGTTCCTGAAACAGGTGAAATAGCTAGGTTATATGACTTGGTTGCTAATACTGTTGATATAAAAGTTGTTATTGGCTCAACGCGTGCTAAGTCACCTATGACAGAACTTAGAAAAGATTTACAGTTATTGCAAGCTGGCATAATTGATAGAACACAAGTTATTTTAAATATGAGCACTCATATGGATAAAGAATCTTTAATACAAAGATTTAGTGAAGTAGCTAGATTGCAGCAACAAAATCAACAATTAGCTGAGCAATTGAAATCTATACAAGGTGATTTACAAACTAGAGAACGTGAACTGTTTCATAGCAATATGAGAGCAGAAGTTTCTGAAGCAACTAAAAGAGTGCATAGTGCTACAGAAAAAGTTAAAAGTCAAGCAGAAATTGAAAAAGCAAAGCAGAGAGCTGGAACTCAGATGGTCGCTGAGGATTCTGCTCCTGGGCAAACGGTTAACTCTGGACAACAAGCCCCTATACCACCTGGGTTAGGGTAACTTATAACAATAAGGAGCATCGAACATGAAAGAAAAAAATGACCAAGTACAAAGTCCTGAGCAAACAGATAACTCTCCAGTAGTAGATGTATTGAGCGATTTGAATACATTTAATACTCCGAGCTCTGATGAAGTTCAAGATGATGTCAATGAAACAAGCCAAGAGGAAACACAAGAAGAAGTGGCACAAGCAAAAAACTGGCTTATCCAAGATAAGTTTGAAGATAGTGAAGAAGGTCGTAAAAAACTGGCAGAATCTTATAAAAACCTGCAAAGTAAATATGATAAGGAAAAGCCTGGAGAAGATTATGAAAAGCTCAAAAAGCTTGATAATTTTTTAAAGAACAATCCTAATGTTGTAGAAGCTATGCAAGGTGAATTAAATAGAATGCAAAAAAATCAACAAGGACCTCCAGAAAAACCAGAGGACTATGATTATCTTGAAGAAGATACTCCTGGTACTCCTTCATACGAATGGAGACAGCAATACAATCAATACTTGATAGATCAAGGAAAGAATGCTGCCAAAATGGAAGTTAATGCTTTACGCCAAGAAATAGAACAAGATAGGGCTACAAAAGATAAGATAATGAAACTTAAAGCCATGGGTATGAGTGATGTTGAAATCGAAGACTATACAAGATTTATGTCTGATGATAAAAACATTACAGAAGAAAATCTTGTTGAAATCTACCGTTTCCTTAAAGCAAAAGAGTCTGGACAAACAGTTCAACCTTTACAACAAAAAAGAACAAGTGCTGCTGCAATTAGTGGTGTTAACCCTCCACAAAAAAAATCAGCAGAAAAAGTAAAGGATGAATTCTTTAAAGGGCTTATGAAGTTTAGCAGATAATAATAACTAAAAAGGATAAAAGGTAAAATAAATGGCAAATTCAACTTACGGTACTGGTACAGCGTTACAGTTCGGAAACGGACAGCAACGCCAGATACTAGAACTAGGTGATAAAATACATTACTACAATCCTTCTGTTACTCCTTTATTGACACTTATGGGTCGTCTTTCTACAGTCGTTACTCCTGTGCCAATTTTTGAGTGGATGGAAGATGAGTATATGATTAAAAAATCAGTAGTAACAGATGTTGATGCATCTGGTACTGAAATTCTTGACACTGCATCACAAAGTGCTGGTGGTAATAATAGTAAAGGTGCAATTATTACAATGTCAAAACAAGCTAGCTTAGAGCTTTTTGAAAAAGGAGCTTTATATGCAATATCCAAAACTGGTGGTGTAAGCTTAAACAGCATGACACATGTTATGTGCATTGCAACAGGTGCTGAATGTAATGTAGCATCTGCAAATGAAAAAAATGTACAGTTCATTGGTTTTGATGCATTGTCTGGTGGTGTTGCAACTCACGATAGACATAACAGCTCAACAGCTATATTCAGTCAGTCTTCAAGTGCTGGAACAATTACTTTTACATATGTAGGTAATTGTGGAGTATTTAGCACTTTTGCTAAACCTGGAAGTTCTGTTTCAGAAGGCGACCTAGCTGATAACGAAACTTGCTCTGTTTTAGGTTTAAGTGGTCATGCTGAAGGTGCTGCTATTGGTGAGCAAACCAGTAAAAAAGTTAGAAGATTAAAAGGTTGTACTCAGATATTTAGAGAGCCTTATTCTATTACTGGTACTGCTGATGCATCTGCACATTATGGTGGTGATGAATTAAGCAGACTTCAAGCTAGAAAGCTTGCTAAAATTAAAACTGACATTGAGTTCGCAATGCTTACTAATGGCGATTTTAGTTTAGATGCATCATCTGAAAACCCAAAAAGAACAATGGCTGGTTTCGGAATTGGAACAACAGGCGGAGTTCTTTCATCTTTAGATGGTCGTACTAACTCTAACTTGCAGCTTGATTTTGATGCTGCTGGTTTAGATGACATGGATGCAGCAGTTGAATATATATTCTCTGATATGATTGAAGGTTCAATGGAAAAAGTTGTTTTATGTTCTAATAAATTTTTAAGATTTATTACATCATTAGGACGACAAGGTATTGGCCCAGCAGGCTCTTCTCCACCATTTGGTGAAGGAATTGTTCAAGGGCAAGCAAATGCTACTGCAGGACTACAGGTAACTAGATACCAAGGTCCAGTAGGAGTGCTTAACTTTGTACCTCATCCAATGCTTAAAGGTGCTTTTGAAGATTTTGCATTAGCTATTGATCCAGCTAATATCGACATCAGACCTTTAGCTAGCAGAGACATGCAGTTGAGAACAGATGTAGTCAATGATGGTAGAGATGCTAGAGTTGACGAGTGGTTAATGGAAGTTGGTATGGAAGTTCGTAACGAACAAACACATGCTATCTTGAAATTAGTCTAATAGTTCATTATATTATAGGGGGTCTTATGGCCCCCTTTAATAAAGGAGAAACATGGCAGTAAAAAGAAAAAGACCAAAAGGCAGCCCTACACCAACTAACAAAGCTTTGTATAGTAGAGTAAAAGCTGCTGCTAAAAGAAAATTTAAAGTATATCCATCAGCATATGCAAATGCATGGCTTGTTAGAGAATATAAAAAACGAGGTGGTGGGTACAGATAATGGCTTACAAAGGTGGCTTAACTAAATGGTTTAAAGAAAACTGGGTAGATATAGGTGCACCTAAAAAGAAAGGTAAGTTTCAAAAATGTGGGCGTAGCTCTGCTAGTAAAAGCAAAAGAGGATACCCTAAGTGTGTTCCTGCTGCAAAGGCTGCAAAGATGACAGCAGCTCAACGTAGAAGTGCAGTCAAAAGAAAAAGAGCAAAACCTCAAGGTGTTGGCGGAAAGCCAACTAATGTAGCAACATTTAAGAAAAGGAAGAAGCGTGCCAAAAAAAAGAAAAAGTAAAAGAGACCCAAGGTTAGCTAGGGCAGGTGTATCTGGTTATAATAAACCAAAAAGAACACCAGGGCATCCTAAGAAATCACATATTGTTGTTGCAAAAGAAGGTGACAAAATTAAAACAATTCGTTTTGGTCAACAAGGGGCTAAGACAGCAGGTAAGCCTAAAAAAGGTGAGTCAAGACGAATTAAAATGAAACGTAAAAGTTTTAAAGCAAGACACAGAAGAAATATAGCTAAAGGCAAAATGTCTGCAGCATATTGGGCAAATAAAGTTAAATGGTAAAAGGAGGTCACTATGCCTTATCACGGTGGTGGAATGAAAAAGAAAGTTAAAAAGAAAAAAAAGAAAAAAGTCAAAAAACTCAAGAAGAAGAAATAGATGAGATATTTAGATGCATATGAACTTATAAGTACTTCGTTAATGGCGAACAATTTGCCATTGCCTGTAACAGAGCCATTGGTTGCTAGATTTTTTGATGACCATGTAATTAATGTTGCATTAAGATGTAATCGTAAAACTAACAAAGAAGTGTTATCTGTCAATGGTACAAGTGCTGCTTTTACTAATACAGATATACAAGCAAAAAAGTTTACATCTCAAATATTTAAAGTTGAAAAAACAAATTCAGATGGTACTCTTAGTGCAGTACCTTTTGTGCCTGAAAGTGCGGTATTAGTTGGAGATGATAAAACTATATCACATCTAGGTTATTATTTTAAAACAGATATATCAAGAGGAACTATTACAAATGTTAGCACAAATGCAACTACTGTAACTGTAACAGCTAATAATTCCTTAGATGCTGGTGACTATGTAATTTTATCTGAGATAGCTGGTAATACAGCAGCATTAAATAATTCTTGGGACTCTGTTGTAAATGATAAAAGATTTAAGGTTTTGGCTGCAACAAGTAGTAATTTTGCAATAACCACGCCAGAGGCAACACCTGCAACATATACTGCAGGAGGTGTATTTGTTGAAGATACTAAAAAAATATTTTTTAATAAGAGCATAAGTGAAAATATCACTGTATATTATTATGCTTTACCAGAAGAAAAAAATAGTAACAAAAGCAGAATTGATATAGCTGATCAACTTATAACAGCAGCAATGCATTATACTTTTGCAGATATATATTTTATAACTTCAAATTTAGAATTAGGTGGACCACATAGAAACCTAGCAAACTCAATTGAAAAAGAATTTATGAAAGTAAACCGAGCAAAAGAAGCAAATCACGATATATTACCTGCACCATTACAGGATTTTTTATAGATGGCAACTTTCGTAACAAGAATAGAAGACTTAACAGGAACAGTTGAAACAGCTTATAAGTCAGGCAGCACAGATACTGATTTTGTAAATGATGCTATACGAGAAGCAATATATGAAATAATAAATCTGGCACCAGATAATTTAATTTTTAACTTCACTCAAACTTCAAGCGAAATTACATCGAATGGTCAAGCAAACCCTAATATGAAAATTTATGCTGTACAACGAGAATCTGGAGTAGATGGTGATTTTATTGAATGTAAAGAATTATCTGTAGACTATGAAAACAAAGTTCAAAATCCGAATAGTGTTTTCTTCGCGACTAAACAAAACCCTGTATACATTAGAAAGGATGCAAAGATATTCGTATATCCAGCTCCTAGTACAAGTCCAGACACGTTCAAGTATACATTTGCAAATTATCCGTCAGGTGATTTCGCTTCTCAATCATCTATAAATACATTCCCAGATGAATTAGAGTATGTAGTAGTTTATGGAGCTGCGGTCAGATGTGCTATGCATAATATGTCTATTATTGAAAATGAAATAAAAGATGCTACTGATAATGCTAAAAAGTTATTTGATGTAGATTTATCTGAAGATGATGGAGCATCAGCAGAGTCAATATTACACTGGTTAAATGATGAAGATTCAGAAATGTCTGCAGCAACATCACAAGCAGCACAAACAGAATTAGACAGAATGCAAGCTCTGATAACACAAAGAGAATCATTACAACAACTTATAGGAAACTTGTCAGGAGCCTACAAAAGCTCACTACAGTCAGCTGGTTTTATATCTATCCCTCAAACTGCACAGCAGGGAAGATAGATGCCAAAACAAATTCTAGAAATAAAAGATTTTTCAGGTGGACTGAATAGTCAGAATGATACAAAAGATTTACGGAACAATGAATTTAGCGAAGCTAAAGGAGTAATGTTTGATAAGCCTGGACTAGTTAGAATGTCAAAAAGGTCTCAACAGGCACAAAATGCAGGAACAGATATAGCTAATTATGATTCTGTTGCTAGCGAAAAATTAATCAACGGATATGGATTAGGTTATTTAAATAGCGATACTATTATGGATAGTGTTAAGTTTGAAATTACTCCTGGAAATGCTGATGCCTGGACAAATAAATATTTAAGTTTGCGAGATGGTGCAGATGCAGGCAACTGGGGTAGCACTAATCATACAGTAATGAAAGTTGTTAAGTTTGTTGATAATGGCTCAGATAATGATTTTATATACTGCATCATTATAAAGCCAGGAACAATTGGCGAGCAATATACTGACAATGTAGGAACTTACGAAATATATATAGCAGATGATGCTTCTGGTACAAATTCTACTGATCAAAACATTACATTAGGTTTGAGCTCTGAAACATTAAATAACACAGACGATTTTTCAAGTAACTGGACTATTGCAACTGTAGCAAATGGAGACACATCTAAATTTTCTATAGAAGGAAGTGGTGCTGGTGCTGGTTCTTATATTAAGTATAATCCTTCAGCTACTGCTTCAGATGCTTACAGTGCTTTTTTTCAACTTGAAAGTTCTAATGCAGTTACTTGGTTAAATAATAAAGGTTATTTATTAAAAATGACATTTAATACAAGTTACGTTCCAACAGATGGCTTTATTAATATTTACTTTTTGGGCAGTCTAACTACTATTTCTTTTAGAAATATATCAGGAACTACATTTGAAGCATTTGTTCAGTCTGGTTCACAGACTGCAGATGCAAATATTGTAAATAATTTAGTTTTTCAATTTTTTGGCGTAAGTAATGAAGTTCAAATAAATACAATATCTTTAAAGCAGTCAACTGCTTTTCAATATCCTAGTGAGTATTTAAACTTTGATGACAATCAAGAGGGTGAAGCTAATTTAGTAGCGGTAAGTGGTACAGACTTTTCGATTGATAGATTTAGTTTTTTTATAAATGAATGGATGCCTGTATTGAAATATATGCCAGCTTTTGATTTTTTAGAGCAAGCTAAAATGCAAAATCTATCTATAAATAGTTCAGGTGTAGGTACTTTAAGAAACTCAACTGGCGGTAAAGTTTTAATATATCAAATTGCAGGTGCTTTACATTTTGTTGATACAAATTTTTTAACAAGCCACAGACCAAACTTGTTGGCTAATTATTGGTTAGGCCATATAAAACAAAAATTATTTCCAGGTTTAAGTCAATCTCATAATGTAGATAGTTTTGTTTTTACTTTGATGGATATAATAAAACCTTTAAAAGGTAAACTTCATAATACTAACACAATAACACCAGAACTAAATCCTGGATATTTGACAATGATAGCCAGACCTGCTGATACAGATACTAGTTTAATTGTATGGGAATCAGGGGCAGACCCAGATGGATGGTTTGTTGGTAAAAGTGGTGCAAGCACTAGTGCTTATTTACACAATAGAGGAGCTTCATTTCCAAAAGATTTATTAGATACAGCAACACAAAGAAACTCAGACGAAAATTTGGTTGCAGCATATTGTGCTAGTAAATATTTTTCAGGAGTTAATGATAATGGCGAATTATATATTGTAATTGGATATCACTCTGACTATGACTATAATGGAGAAAGCAATACTGTAACAACTCCATTAAACTATTACAATGAAAATCAAAAAATAATTTACTTTGATTTATATTTAAGCGACTACTCTTACAATCTTTTAAGTGATTCAGACCCAAGTACATTGTGGTTAGGTAGTAAGCTTCCTTTTAAAGATACATATACTGCAAGTAATACAGCATGCTTAAAATATACAATAAATAAAATAGATTTAGAGCCTGGATGGCAGCAAGTACAGATTAATTTAGATGATTATGATAGTATTTTAGGCAGCCCTGATTTAGACAATATAACTAAATTTGCTTTAGAGTTAAGACTTTCAAGTGGTTCGACAGATTTTATTGGAGAGGTTGGAACGACCGAACAACCAACATACAATGTAGGCACAGACATAAATGTATCAAGCGTAACTGTTACAAGCTCTACTAATGTAGGAGCAACTGCTGTAAATCATAATCAAATTATAAATATAGGCACTGATGTAGCAGGAGCAGGCTTCACTGTAGGGGATATAATTTTTATTGATTTTGCTAATGATGGTGTTAGCGTTATTGATGAGTTTGCAGTAATAACTAAGATTGATGGCAATGCAATGCATGTAACTAGACCTTATAAAGACCAAAATATATGGTCTGTTTTGGAAAATCCATATTCTGGTGGAACAGATAATCGTCCTCATATTAATTCTAATAGAGTGTATGACACTGCTATGAAAATTAATCAAGTTACAGCTGTTCCTCATCCTGGTGCTGCAATTGCTAATATATCATATGGTGAAAAAACAGATGGCGGATGGGATGGAGAGTATAAATTTTTCTATACTTTTGTATATGATGAGAATCAAGAAAGTCAGTTATTTGAGTTTGCTGATACAGTTTCAGCAACTAATCAATCTTTATATTTTAACTTCTGGATGCCTCAAGGTGAAGGCGGAGGTTTCGGTTTAGCCTCTACGTTAGGTTTGTCAGGTCATAGAATAAATAAAGCTAATATATACTATTCTCGCATAAATAGTGCAGATGATGTTTCTGATCAGCGAATTTTTTTATTAGGTAATTTAGATGTTGAAAAAGGATTTAAATTTTCTAATGATGATAAATACTTTGCATGGACAGAAGACCCAAATAATACTGGATTAGTTTGTATTGATGTAGATAGTTCTCAAGCTGGACGACAAGATATATTTAGTAATAATCCACCGTTCGTTGATTTTTATGAATCGTCAGCTGGTTATTCAACTGATGTAGATTCAGTGCAAGCTCATTTTAAAGATATAGCTTTTAATAATGGCATTGCTTATGCAGCATATCCATATCAAGCTACTTCTAATGAAATAGATACATCAGAACAAAAAGCAGAAGCATATCCAGATAGAATACTTAAATCTTTACCAAACAGATATGATATATTTCCTAATACTAATTATATAGATGTTGTTACAGAAGATGGTGAAAGTATTGTTGCTATTGAAACTTTTAATGATAGGCTGTTACAGTTTAAAGAAAATACATTATATATAATAAATGTTTCAAAAGACTTAGAATTTTTAGAAGATACATTTAATTATCTTGGAGTTCAAAATAAAAATGCAGTATCTAAATCTGATGTAGGTATTGTATTTGCAAACAAGTTTGGTATATATGTGTATCCAGGAAGTGGTGAGCCTGTAAACTTAACTGCTAAAATAGATGAAAGCGAGTATGCAACATTTGCAGGAGATGGTAAAGACTTAGTAACAATATACATGCCAACTATGGATCAATTTGTTGTAGCTAGAACAAACAATTCTGATACTAAATCAGACAGTTTTATTGTTGATATGCAAACTCAAACTGTTACTAGAACAACAGATGGTGTTGATTTTAGTCAACAGTATGGATATTCAAATGTAGTGCTTGATACAGAGAATGGTCAGCCTTTGTGGATTAGTGATGACAACTCAAATACAAAAGTATTTACTATAGATAATATTGATGATAGCACATCTACAGTTAATGGTCATGCAAGTGGCAAATTTAATCTAAAAACAAAATACTATGATTTTGATAGACCAGGTGTAAAAAAGAAAATACATAAAGTTAGAGTAAGTTATAAGTGTTCAGCTACTACAAATGTGCAAGTTAAGTTTGGTGTAAATCAAGAAGAAACAATTAGTAAGGTATTTGCTGATGGTGATAATTTTTCTAGCAATGAACTGTCAACTACAGGTGGAGCTTTTAGAGTAGCAGAGCTATCACCTAATGTATCATCACAATCAAATAATGTATATTCTTTTGCATTAGAATTTACAAATGATGGTACAGTTCCAGAAGATTTTAAGATAAACGATATATCAATTGTATTTAGGTACAAGAATGTCAAATAGAAGACAAAGAAGATTACAGCATGTCAAGCAGCAGCGTACTGAAATAAAATCTGGATATCCGTCTAAGCAACACGAGCAACAAGGTAAAAGTGTAAAAAGATTTATAAGAGGTAAGGGTTTGTATGAGTTTACTTTTTATAATGGCAAATGGTTTAGCAAAAAACTTGAAGAATTAAAACAAATAGATGTTGTGACTGCTGATGAAGTAAATGTTCAAAATGTAAATATTTCAGATAATGGCAACCTAAATGTTTCTCGGACATCAAATGTAAATGGATTAAAAGCAGATAGTATAGAAAATACGCCCACAGCAGGTGTTTTAAAGGCAGATTATACAGGCAAGCTAGGTAACTTATCATTTACAAAAAAACCTACAGAAGAGGGTCAAATAGGATTTGACTCATCTAATAAAAAATTTGAATTTCAGACAACAGCTGATGATAAATTATCATACGATGGTACAAGTTTAAAATCTACAAGAGATGTTAATGATGGTAACCCAGAGTTTCAAATAGGTTCGTCAGATACAGAATGTTTTAAGATTAGTTTAACTTATGGCACAGGCGGTAAAGGTGTTGAACAAGTTACATTAGATACTTTAACAGCAAGTAGTGATGCTGATATGGGTAAATATAATATTAAAGTTGATGGTGCTCGACATACTATATTAGAAGATTCTGGTTTGAGATTGTTTGGAAAAACATTTAGTATTAACAGCTCTGCAGATACAGGCGATATTTTTAAGATAGAAACAACAACACATGGAGCTACTACTATATCTACAGTAGATGATGATGCTACAGCTGCTCATTTGAATGTTGATATTGATGGAGATGTAACAATAGATTCTGCATCAGGTAATATTAATTTTAAAAATGATGGAACAACAACAGTTAGTCTAGCAGATTCAATAGTGTTTATTAAGAATGGATCAGCACCTTCAACACCAACTGGTGGTGGATTTTTGTATGTTGAGTCTGGTGCACTAAAATTTAAAGGCAGCAGCGGAACTGTAACAACAATTGCTCCTGCATAATATAATTGTTTTATATATATAGTGTTATTAAATTATCATGAAAAAAACTAATTGACATGGCTACATTAAAAAGACTAAAATCATTATATCAACCTATTAAATCTGCAGATGTGAAAACATTTTTAGATTCTGTTAATCAAGAGCAAAAAAGAATTGCCTTAGAAAAGTCTATGGATATGCAACTAATAAAAAATATAGCAGCCTTAGCACCTCAACAAATTACAAAAATATCAGATTTTACTGGCAAAATATCAAAAAAACTTAAAGATAGACAAAATAAAATATCAGAAACTACTCCAGTAGTGCAAGAATTTGAAAACAATGTAAATCAATTAACAGCAGAAGAATCGATTAAACCAGTAATAACATCAAAGGATGCTTCTAAATCATATCTTAGCGGTAGAGTAATGCAAGAAAAAGATAAAAAATTAAATGAAGGGGTTTTAGGTGCTGAAGAAAAAGCTAAGGAGAATATACAAAAAAAATTACCAGGTGTTCAAGAGGGCTTTGATAATCCAGAACAAAAGTTAGCAAATCCATTTCAAAAAATTCAAAAAGAACTTTTAGATATAATAGGTTCTGAATACAAAACTATTATTAATAAAATGAGCCCTCAAACTCAAAATAGAATGTTATTTGATGCAAAGCAAAGACAAAAACTAATGCAGCAGGAGGATAACTATTAATGTCTCAGTTAGGTGATGTTATAACAGGTGCAATACAAGGAGGAGCAGCTGGTGGTAAACTAGGTGCTGTAATAGGAGGCTTAGGTGGTCTTTTTTCATCTATTGACATAGGCGGTAAGAGAAAAAAATTAAGACAAAGAATAGCAGCAAAAGAAAGTGAAATAAGATTTAGAATACCAGGCGTTGAAAGTTATTTTGATGAGCTAGAAGAATTTGAAAAGAAAAAAATAGACACAAAGAAAAATAATGTTCTAGATAACTTTATTAGGTCAACACTATCAAAAATACCCACAGTCGAGCAAGCTATAGCATCTACAAATATAGAAGCAAGTGGTGCACAAGATAGAATTATGACAAGCACTAGAGGACCACTACAATCAGGGCTAGAGCAAGCTCTTTCAAAAATAGATATGGAAGAAGACGACAGAATGCTAGCTATCGAAAAAGATAGACAAAATCAAATTTCTTCTTTATTGTCGCAAATTGATGCATTGGAGCTTAGAAGGATGCAAGTATAGTGGCTAAAGAAGATTTATTAAATATTACTAATGCTCTTGTCGGATATCAAGCTGCTCAAGCAAGAAGAGATGCACAAAACAAACCTGATGATTTTGGCACCATAAAGTTTTTTAAGTTTACAAACGAGATTACAGGTCAAGAAGAACAAATATCATATACTGATCAAGCAGTTAGTAACGCTATTAGACTCGAAAATAATAATATAAACTCGCCTGATGATTTTTTTAACAATGCTATAAAAACAGGTCAGGGCATAGATTTAGCTGATAAGTTTGGTTATGGTTTTTATAATGAAAGTGATGTTCAAAAAGCACAACAAACTATATTTAGTCAAATTAAAAAAGTAAATCCAGAATATGGCAGTACAATATCTGCAGATGAGGCAAAAATATTATTAGATGTGCAAGGTTATCTAGATGATTATAGTAATATAAATGATAATATAGTAAAATATGGTCAGACTAATGCAAATTTTATTAACGATGAAGTAAATCAAATATTTAATCAAATAACTGAAACATATAACACTGGTCAAAATTTATCTTCTAATCAGCAAAGATTATTTAAAAAACAACTTCAAGATATTAATCAACTTGAAACAGATTCATTTGATGAGTTTACAAAAACAGGTAAAAGAAGTGGATTACCAGACCCAGAAAAAATAGATTTAAGTACCCCTGCTAAAAGAGCTAAGTATGTACAAGATACATATGGTGACTTCTTTGTATTTAAAAACAATAAGACTAACAAAACAGTTATATCTAGAGAGAATGTACCTTTAGGCGAAGACTTTGTGCCAGTAGGTAAATTAGGCACAGCTAAATTAGAAGGACTCTTTTTAACACAAGCTGCACTAGAAAATGACGGTGGCTATGATATGAGAGATTTAGATAAAAGAGAAGAAGATAATTTAAATTTATATACTACTATGGTAAAAGCTATTCAAAGACGTGGTTTTATAAGTGTTAAAGGTCCAGATGGCGAGATGATTATGGTTCCATTAGAAAACTTACTACAGATTGTAAATAACCCAGCAAAAATAAAACAATTTGCACAAGATAATAATATTACTGACGCTACAAATTTAGTAAAACTTAAAGAAGCTATAGACGAATCTCTTGAACTTTTTAAAACAGAAGCTGATATTACTTTTGAGCAATTACATAAAGAGTTTTCATGGTATTACAATTTAGAAAAACCTGTTCCAGATAAATATAAAGCTAAAGCAGTACAAAGAGATTTAGTAGATTTTATTCCTGCTTCTACTTTCGACCCACAATTACAAGGCAGCACTGATGAATTGAATTTAATTCCAGGATTAAGTATAAATGAAAGTATAAAAAACCAAAAGAAAGCAACTAGCAACGAAGTAAATATTGGTGGCAAAAAATATTCAATACCTGAAGAAATTTTAAATCAATATGAAATTAAGTAAAGAAGATTTTATAGGTCAGGTAAAAGAACAATACCCAGCTTATAAAGATATAGATGATGATGAGTTATATAACTCACTTATAGAACAATATCCAGACTATAAAGATTATATACAGGAAAGCCCTGTTCCTGCAGCACCTGCAGGTCAAGATGCGGACCTATATAACGATACTGCTGAATCACTTTTAGAAAAAGGTTTAGCACAAGTAAATACTCCCCCACTTGATGAGTTTGTTGACTCTGATTTAGATGCACCAACACAAAACTTCAAAATATTATCTGGTAATGGCTTGTTTGATTTTCAGCAATACAGAACATTAAACTATGATGACTATAAGGCTGCTCAAGATAAATATGCAAAAGACATGAATGTCTATGAAAACAATGTATTTAAAGGTGATGGATTGAGTGTTTTAGATGATGAGTCTATAGAGCTACAATACAAAACTTTCAAAGACCAGGGAGTTTTGAGAAAAACAGCAGAAGCTGAAGATGTTAGTTTAGATCAATTTAAAATAGATACCAAAGAAAGAAATCAAGCTGATATAAAGAAAAGAATAGATTTATTTAAAGATAATGATGAGACTGTTTTTTTTAGAAGAAAGAATGGTAGATTTTCATATGGTAAAATAAAAGAGTCAAACTTAGATGATGCGGAAAACAAAAGTGTTACTATTACATTAACTAATGGTAATGATATAAATGTAAATCTAGAAGATGTTGCATCAATTAATAATTATCAAAGAACAGTAGATAATCTTACTAAAGTTTGGAAAGATATATCAGATAAAAGTTATCCTGAGTTTTCTAATATGGAGCCAGGACTACAATCTGTGTTGTATAAACTTGCTTCTGAAAATGATATAGATTCTTTTGTAAAGCTATACTTATTAAATCAACCTATGCCTATGGCTGACAGCGAAAAGAATGATGAATCACCTTATGTTTTACAAGAAACAGATGAAGAGCAGAAAATTTATAACTTAAGTATTGGACCTTACTTTGAAAATTTAGAAAGCGTAAAAGAAGTTTTATCAGATTATTATTATAACATTGATACAAGAACTATAAATGGTGAAAAAGAATATTACTTTGAACATTTAAGACCTAAAAACTTTGATGTAAAAAATAAAGCTACAGTAACAGAAAACCTAATGGACTCTGTCGCTGAGGAATTGCAAAGAAAAATTGATACAAATGACGTTACCTCATCTGTTGTTAATGTGCAAGTTGTAAACCCACAAGAGTATAAAACAGTTAAAGATGCTAATGTAAGACCTGATGTTTTATTGAACAATGAAATGATAAGAAAAGGTCAAAAGTTGTTTAACGATATAAAAAGCTATTCACCGCAATATATGCTTCTAGAAACATTAGAAGACTTTCAATCTAGAAACTATAAAGAATATTTAAAAGAGGATAATAAAACATTTGAAGGCAATGTTGAAGGTATAGAAGATGGCAAGCTTCACTCTGATGATGTGCAATTTATAAATAACGTAAATAAAGAAGGGTTTGCAGTAAACAAAAAATACGGTATTGAATTATCTAATCTAGATAATACGCTACCTTTGACATTTGATTTAGCAGTTAATAGACCTAAAGAGTTTAAAGATAGAGTTGACAATGCATTCAAAATGTATGGTAATGTAAAAAATAAAGATGATGTTAATTTTTCTACACTAGACCATGTTACTTTTGAGCAAGATGGCTCAGTACGTTTTCGTGGAACCTGGGTATTACATCCAGTTATAAAGAAAAATGATAACTTTCCAAAAGATATATTTTTAGGCAACAGTTTAACAGGTCAAAGATATTTAGATGGTGAAGATGAGAAGATTGCAAACCCACTCACACTTACAACTCCTCTTTCATTTTATGGATCAACAGAAGAATCAGAGAAAAAATTCAAAGAAGATATAGTAGCAAAGCAAATACAGGCAAATACAACAACAGTTTTAGGAGTAGAAGTTGATTTTTTAGATATTGCAAGAGCAGTTTCAGGTACAGGTATATCGAATTTAATATATGGCGGCAAATCAAGTCCACATTTTTATGGTATTGAAGGAACTGAAAGTATTGCAAGTGAAGGAGATTTTAAATATCAAGTACCTGGTTTATCAGGAAAAGATGCAACTACTTTAAAAACAGATGGCGATTTATGGTACTGGGAGTTTATACCTGATGATAAAGAATTAGCTGCAGAGATTGTTGTTTCTGAAGAAAAAAGTTCATTGAAAAGAGTAATGGATGTTGGTTTAGATATGGAAAGCTACATTCGTTCTGGTTTTGCTGGAGCATCTGAATTTGCAGCATCGACTGTTACTTTTCCTTTAGCAGGTTTGGTGGGTATAGGTGGACTTGCAGTTAATAGGTCTAGTTATGATTCGTTTACAGAAACATACAATAAAAAAGTGTCTGCTAGTATGCAAAAAGTTATGAGACCTGTTGTTTCAGATGCTGGTGGTCAGTATGCTTTAGAAACTTTATTTACACCTATAACTTATTCAATTGATGCTATACATTCAGCAGGAGATGCAATTACAAATTATACAGGTAATAGGTTTGTAGGAGATACAGCTTCTATTTTAGGGGAAACTGCACTGTTTGTTTTGATTGGTAAAAGTGCTAGAGGTGGATATAATGTGGGAAAGAAATATATATCATCACCTAAAAAGATTGATCCGTATACTGGTAAGTCATCTAGAGAATATACTGTTAATAATGCTACGACAGATTTTATGGAAGCTTTTAATAAAAAAAGTTGGCTACGAAACCAATTGTCAATAGGTACAACTGTTTTACTTGATAAAGCTTATGTTAAATATTTTCAACCATTTAAATATGAATTATTAAAAACACCATTAGCTGAGTCTATTGCTAAAGGTTTTAAGGTTGATTTAAAAAAGAATTTTGCTTTAGTAAAGTCTGATTTTCCAGTTAAAGGTGCAAATAAAATACAAGAAACTGTCTTTACTTTAGGACCTCCACATTTCCAAGTCTTGCCTAATTTTACTTTTAAAGCTGGCAAACTAACAAAAGAATTTAAATTTAAGAAGTATAGGCTACCACACTATAAAGTAAAGGTTGATAAGTATTTTACAGATATGAAAATGCCTGAAATATTTGCTGATTTTGCATCAATAAATTATAGAGATTTTAGAACAAAATGGGGTCCTGATTTCAAACGAAATAAAATACCTATGGAGCAAGTTACAAAATGGCAGCCAGCATTTTTGAAAGATAAAAAGTTTGCAGGCTATGAAAAAAAGCAAGCAAGTTATTTAGAGCAATCAAAATATTCTAGGCTAGCAGATATAACTGATGAAATGTTTAATAAAAAATATCCAAGTAATGTAAAGCATGTCCCAATACCTACATCAGAAATAGCAAGAACTACACATTTAGAGCTTACTCCTAAAAAAGATGGTGTTGATGTTGTGGTTTCAAACAAACAAACAAAAAAAGAATATAAGCAAAAATATGATAACATGGATGATGCAGTTAGTGCTTTGAACTTTTTAAATCGTAACATAGCAACTAAAGCTACAATATTTAAAAATGCAATAAGTTTTAATCATAATGCTAGTGTTAATGGATTTTTACAAAACCCAAATCTTAAAAACTACATGTTTTTTAAAGACAAAAATATATATGATAATAAAGTATCTAACCTTGATAGAACCACAATATCTAGTATTACTGTTCCAGAAGCAACACCACAAGTAGTGTTTGACATATCAAATCAAATTATTACATCAAATCAAAAACTATTTGATAAGTATGCAGAAAATATGATTGTTACTGTTGACAAAGTGCAGGGCGGTTTAAAAATAAATGCAGAATTATTAACATCAATAGACAATAGACCTAATGTATTAAAGTTTGCACAAGCTAACAATTCAAGGTTAGTAGATGGCAATAATAATGTGGTTGCAGAAGCATCTTCTGATATGCATAATTTAAATAAAGACAAGTTAGATGCTAGAATAAAATCTTTGATCAAAGGTAAAGATATTAACATAGATATACCAACTGAATTTGAAATACTTTACAATAAAAAGAGGCAAATAAATCAAAAAATAAATAAAGCTATATTAGAAATAGAAAAACTAAAAAGTAGTTTAGATAAATCTAAAGGCAATGATGCAAAAATATATCAGAGCCAGATAGATGGGTTTGACGAATTACTTGATGGTTTGTATAAAAGCAGAGATGAAATTAATAATGCATTATCTACTGGTGCTGTAGATATAACAAAACTGTATAGCGGAAATTTTAAAAACAGAAAAGTAACTAATATAGCATTTAATAAAGATAGCGATAAAATATACAGCAAAATACAACCTAACAGCCCAAGAGAGTTTGCTGCAAAACTTGACCCTGAGTTATACCGTTCTTTAATGAAGAAGAAAAAATATAAAGAAAGAGATTGGCAAGTTTCAACACAGTTAATACAAGCATATTTGAAGAAAAATCCTGCTGAATTTGAAAATGCAAAGTACATAGTTTATAATAGAAATGATAATAAAAATGTTGTTACGCCTGAGTTTTACAATATTGAAAATGGTAAATACTATAGCCCTGATAAAAATGTTGCACAATTATATGCAAATCAATCTGGTAAAAACAGAGAGTTTATAGATGTTCCAGAGATACAAAATAAATATTCATTAGCTGAACCTGTAAAAAAAGTAGAGCCTGTGAAAACAAACCAAAGTAGGTGGGAAGATGATGTTGAAATTTTAGGTGAGCCAGGTCAAAATTCTATTGCAGTACCGAGAAGTTTAGATTCAGGGATTAAAACTAAAGATGGCATAAAATCTATACCTGTTAAAGATATAGATAAAATTGTTCCTGTTAGAGAATTAATTGAAAAAAGAAAACCTGTGAGCAAAGACGGTAAGAAAATAATAGGTCCATTAAAAAAATTAAAATCAGAAAAAGGCATAGTTTATCATGTTACTGAAACAAAAAATGTTCCAAGTATAAAAAAGCAAGGTTTAATTGTTGACCCTACAAGAAAACCATTATGGTTAAAACAAGGAAACATGAAAGGTTATGGTAAGGGAGAAATATTTGCTTTTACAGACATTAATGATGCATTAAAATGGTCATCAAAAATGAATCTTGATTTACAAATTCCTTTAGATAATATGTCTATTGTGCAAATAAAAAAAGACCCACAGTTGACAAAAAGAAAAGCAACTGTAAAAAAAGCTACACCTGCACCAAAGAAAATAGCAAAAGTTGTTGATCAAACTAAAAAGAAGATGATTGAATTAAAGCCAGAACAGCTTGCTGAGCTAAGTTTAGAGGCACAAATAGGTTACTTGAGAGCTCAAGAAACATCTTTATTAAATAAAATACAGAAAAAATTTACCACAAAAGAGCTAGACAAACTAGGCTCAGGTTTTATAAACGACAAAAAAGTAACACAATCTGAAAGAAAATTGTTTTCAAATATTACACAGACCATACAAAGAACAGAAAGACTTAGAAAACAAAAAATAGATAATGATGAGCTATTTAGCTGGTATAAACCTGGCACAGGTAATCAAAAGATATTAGTAAAAATGCCTATAGAAATAAGAGTATCTATAGATGGACTAGCTGCACCAGAAAAAAAGATTGCATCTATGAGAGCAAAATTAAGCACTCTTGAGCCAGATACATATGACTTCTACTTTCAAGAAGCTTTGATAAAAAAAGAAAAAAAGAACTATGATGAATATCATAGAGAAAATATCACAGGTATTATAGAAGGTCTTAAATTATCTATTAAAGAGTATAGAGCAGATTTAAAAGCTTTGAAGTCAGGTGCTTTGAAACTTACATCAGCAGAGCAAAAACTAAGAATTGATGCATCAAAAAAAGCACAAAAGCTATTAGTGCAGTTTGAAGAAATAAGAAGAAAGAAAACACCTCTATATGACATGAGGATTACATCTGAATTAGTTCCTGGTATGAGAATACTTTTAGATAAATTTGATAGAATGAGCAAGTATTTTAAGGCTAAAAAAGAACCAGTACAGTTTTCACCAGAACAAATAGATTTTTTAGTAAATCAAAGAGGTTTTACTAGACCTTTTGATGGTGGACATACTACAGGTGATGCAACATTTATTACCGATAATTTATATAGAAGGGCAGCCGATGCATACAATGGAACAGAAGCAAAAATAGCAAAAGAATTAAAGTTTGCAGAAAAATTAGATAACAAAGTTAAGACAATCCAAGAAGCTTGGGACATAAATACTTACATAGAAATGAATCTTTTACTCAAAAGAACACAGATTGCAAAAGGTTTAGTTGTTCCTGATGCCCTAAAAAATGGTAATCCATATATAAAAGGCGATACATATACTGCTTTTGTGCAAAGAATGAAGAAGAACAAAAAAGGATTACAAGTAGCCAAAGAGCTTTCTAAAAAATATGAAGATTTAAGAATGCAAATAAATCAATCATTAAGTCTTGTTGGCAGGCAAGAGTATATACAGTTTTTAGAGAGCTATATACCACACTATTGGGATTTACGAGGTGATGTAACATTTAAAAACTTTATAGACAATATAAAAGGTGTTGGTCCAAAAGATAGAAAAATGTCTGAGTTTGAGTCTCGCATGAGAACAGGTACACAACAATTTAAAAAGAGAATTATACCAACATATGCAGATGGGATAGCTCTTGGACTAAAACCAAAGATACTAAAGCTTGGTGAAACTTATGCAAAGTATGCCGAGACTAATCTTATTGTTGCAAGAAATCAATTTTTACTAGATCAAATAAGAACTAGCTTAGATGAGTTTGGTAATCCTGTAGCGTATACACCTAAAGAATTATCTAATGTACAAAAATCTTTACAGGACAAATTAAATCTAGCAGTAGAAAGTCGTGTAGACAAAAAGAATAGAGATAATATTCAAGCAGAAATAGAATATTTTAATGATAAAAACTTTAAAGAATTCAATAGTGATTACATTCTAAGAATGAATGAGCCAGGTAAAAAATACAGAGCAGCATCTCCTAATAAAAAGATTTTAATTAGAAATGATTTTGCAAAGATACTAGGCCCTATACTACCACAAAATAAAATGTTCAACAATAAATATGTTAGAAGTTTGTATGTATTAAATAATACACAGAGAAGTGCATTTTTTACTTTATCATTCTTTCACTATGGTACATTGGCAGAAAGTGCAATAACAACTATGGCTAGATTAAAAAATCCTTTAGCTGGTCTTATAGCTATAGGCGAGTTTAACCCAAAACCAAGGGGCGTTCCTTTTACAAAAATATTAAAAAGTCCAAGGATGTCACCTTTCCAATTTAGATATTCGTTAGGTAAAAAAATATTAGATACTGAATTTTATGAAGAAATGGTTGGTGCTGGTATGGCAAGAGATGTATCAAAAATAGATTATCAGCATAGATACTTTACAGGATTTATCGAAAAAACAATTAGAGATATACAGTTTGGAAGACTATCTGATTTTAAACTTTTAAACAATACTGCTATGACAAGTTTATTAAAGTTAGCTAATTTTCCATTAAAAAAACTTAATGAACATTTATGGACAACTTATCACCCAGCCTTGAAAATTGCATCTGCAAGCTATTGGTATAATGATTTTATAAAACAATATCCAGATTTAGACCCATATGTTGCTAAAGCTGTAGTAGCAGAATTTGTTAACAACAGTTTTGGAGGTCAAGGACAATTTCAAATTCCAATAAGCAAAACTAAAGAATGGTTTAATAATGCTAGATTTAGGTCTGCTGCTGGATTTATTTTGCTTGCTCCTGACTGGACATATTCTGTACAAAATCAGTTTTGGAATGCTTTTGGTAGAAGCAAAAAGTGGGATAGATATTATGGAACAGATTTGTATAGAAAATTGAGCAATAGACTTTACAGAAGAAACATTGCATATGGTGCTTTTACACTAGCATGGTTAATTGAGTTAACTAATTGGTCTTTAAATTACTATTTAGAAGGTAAAGAAGATGAATATGAGTTATTCGGAGATGGTTTGTTTCACATAAAAGCAGATGCATGGAATAAATTTTTATATGAAAAAGCATTACCTGCTTTAGGTGCATCAGATGATACAAAGGTACCTTATTTTGCACCAGAGTCTATCAAAACAGACTATGCAAAAGCTAAAGAAAAACAAAGAGTCATTAACTTTGCTAAACAGTTTAAAGAAGTTGCTGAACCTCTATCAAGTTTATTAAATATACCATTTAATTTAACTTTAGGTAATAATATAGATGCTGTTGGTAGAAACTTTGCTGACATGACATTACAACAAAGAGATATTTTTACTGCAAAAGTAAGTCCTATTTTAAGAACTGTAGGCGAATTAAGCTTGAACTTTTTCCTTGATCAGAAAAATTTAAGTTTTCCTAAACAACCAGGACAAATATTAATAGATTCTTTTACACCTATATCATTTAGGCAAGACGGTCAAAGCTTTTTAAATACATTTCCTATAAAACAAAAACTTAGTTTATTCAATGCTAGAAAAAGAATGGACAATCTAACCAAGCTTTATTATGATGAACAAGCTGAGTTTGATTTGTTTAATAAATATGGTGGTGGATATGCTAAAAACTACAGTGCAAAACAATTTTTGGCAAACAAACATGAGTTGTATGAAGATTTAATTAAAGTAATAAAGAAATCTAATCCTAAATTTAAAAGCAAAACAGAAATTAATGCTGCATGGAATAGAGCTGAAAAAGATTTATTTAAACAATTCAATAAAGAATTTAATCCTAAAGTATTTGGCAACTCTTACTCTAAAATAAGTGTAGAAAAATTAACTGACTTGGCATATAAACTAGCTAGGCTGCATAACAGCAGACTTGATTTATACGAATATTTAAATAAAAGAGGATTTACAATTGGGTACGAAGAAGGGTATGAACAGTACTCTAAATTACTTGATGATTTATATAGAGACCTAGACGGTAAAGATATTTATCCTTTACATAGAGCAAAGCTACCGACAAGATTTGGCAATGAAAAAGAATTTTTATGGTGGCAGAAAAACTTCAAGTATTATTTAACTGAAGAAGCTAAAAAACAGATAGTATTGGATTATTTAGAAGAAGATTAGTATATTACGCTAGATTTTATAATAATTAACAAGCTCATTCGTGCACAGCCAGTGCTTAGGGCAGGAGGATAACATGGCAAAAACCAACATAAAAAAATATTCAATCCAACAAAAACTCAACAAAATGGATGTTGATGTGATTAGCGTAGATGTTGCTGTTCAATCAAGTCAAAGTTTAGATTTAATGTATGAACCAACAGAAATACCTAATGCAGTTGCGGTTCCAGGTGGGACGTGTATCATTCAATCAGTAACTGCAAGCTTACCTTTAGACAAAAATATAACACACAATTTAGTTGTATCAGATGTAGTTACAGGATTAGGAGTTACTAAAGATAATCCTTTGGGAACTGCTGCTGATGCTGCTATAGCAGGTATACAAGGTTTTATACCAATATCTGTAGGAACTTCTTTTGGATCAGCAGACACAATTGCATCTGTATTGTCAATTGGTTTGGTTTGCAAAGCAGCTTCAGACACCACAAGTCTTTTTGTATATGGAATTCAAACTGCTAGTAACGCTATTACTGGTACTATGAATCTTAAATTTGGTATTGTAAAGGACTAATATGAAAGTTAAGCCTCTTATTACAGGAGCATTACGTCCAAACCCAATACAGATTGATGACGACAATAATGATAACATAAATCCTATTGATACTGTAGTTCCTAGGTCTGTACATAATGGTAAATCATATGTAGAGTTTGATGGCACTGATGCATTTTTAAGTGGTGCAAATACATTTAAGCCTGGAACAGGTGATTTTACTGTTGCCGAATGGATAAAAACTCCTAGTCCTTTTTTAAATACAACGCCTGTTTATGGTTTTTCTAAATTTAAAGATAGCCAAAATTATATTTATGCTGGAATTTCATGGAACGTGTTTCCACCAGGTCATTTTATATTTTTTATTGGATTAGTAAATAATGTAGCGGTTGCACAATATTATGTAAGAAATGCTGCAACCACAAATTATGGAGGACAATGGATACATCTTGCTTTTGTTTTTGATAGAAGCGTAGGAGCTGGAGGAGGAACTGCATATATAAATGGTGCAGCAATAACACCAGGCCAAACATTTTTTAACACCACCACTACAGATACTGCAGATTTTGATGCACCTTTGCAGTATGGCAGAGTAAATGCTGGTACAGGGTATGCTTACACATCAAGCGGCCATGCAATAGCTGATTTAAGATTTTATAGAAAAGCATTTACTGCGGATGAAATAACAGCACTATATAATGAATCTATTATAAAA